TAAACAAGAAAGAGAACATCAATCCTACAGAACTGACCAGTATCCAATCGTTATAAATCTCCATCATAATTTCTCACTTAAATAATCGTCTTTAATGTACCGCTTTAGCTTGGTAACGGCTTCACCGTCCTCTATATAGGTGAGGTAACCTTTTATATTGTGACCATAAACATCACTATGGTTTAGCGATACTATTTTATTAGTCATCGTTGAGTATATAATACTAATCACAAGATTTGCAGCAGATTTACCCTTTTTGTAATAATGCAGAAATTTTTCACAAGTACGCATTACGGCAGCATCAATCAATGCTTGCTTGAGTTCTTCGTTACCATCGGTAACAAATGCAGAACCTGCAACCTCAATACTGCGTTGTAGTATAAACTTACCGAGTTCTTCTGTTAGCTTACCTTGTTTAGCTGAACGTATTGCCTCCTGCTCAATTAGAGCCTTGTCGTACCTCGGCATATTCTTCCTCTACTTTTGTTAATATGGTTACGATAGTAGGTAAGTAATCAGATAATTCTTGAGGGCTTACGCCAAGTTCAAATCCCAATCGCACAAGTGTAACTGGGTGGCCGTAGTATACCAAGGAGTCAATGACTCGGTATATATCAAGAATGAAATCTGCTTCATCTGCACTTAAATCTTCGTAGTAGTTATTGGTTAACATATTCAATATGAGGAGCGTAGCCTGTTGGCCTTCTCTGTATCAAGTTCAGCGATTAGTTCAATGTATTCCTTCTCTCTTCTATAGGCATCTTGAATTTCCTCTACTGTAGAGTCAGTGCCTATATTCGCGAATAGCCTTGCCATCTCATAGAGGTACAAGTCAATCCTATTTTTAATTAATTTACAAGTCTGATAGTTTCTTTCTTCAGTCATAGCATTTTAATTTTACGATGAATGTGTCTTTCGGAAGTTCTTTGTCAATTTTGATGTTAAGCCTTTTGTAATATTTGTTACCATCGTCTTTAACCATACCCAGACTAACGAGAGTATCCGAGAGAAATTTAGAAACGAGAATAACATTATCAACATCGTGCCGAGAATTGTAGCTAATATGAATTTCATAGCTTTCAAAAGTAAAGTGGTCATATTTGTCCAGCTCTTCTTTGCATTTTTTAGAATACTCATCTTTATGTTTTTTTCTTATTGCCCAGTGCTTACCTGCATAGTATTGGTTAAGACTCGGAGGTTTAGGTAGGTTAAGGTCTATCTCAATCATAAATCTTTGAATTTCTTATATGCAAAAACCCCACCACCTTATCAACGAATTGTCGTTGGTTGAAGTGTGAGGTCTTCGGCATCCCCTTGGTTTCCCAAGCGGGTTCTTCAAGTGAAGCGAGGTTAAACGCGAATATGCCTTTAGGTGTTTGGCATATGTATACTGGTATAGTATCGTGGCTTTCTGCTCTTGCAAGCAGCTTATCGTACTTGTATTTTTCTATGACTAAATCGTCATAATGCTTGTTGCGGCACTTTAGTTCTATGTCGCAATTATACTCTAAAGAATAACAATCGTGGTGCGAGTAATCCCCTTCCGACCAGTCAAGGTCGCTTATGTAATTTTGTTTTAGGTGTTCAAAAAGGTTCTCTTCGTTATTCTTCCAACTCATTATTGTTGTGTATGGCAATCTTCAGCAGAATAAGATATCCTATTAAATCTTGCACAGTGTCTTCGGTGGCATCGGTAATGCCCCTTGATTTGATACGCATAAGCTTATCATCTATACGAGCGCATAGACTATCCACAGCGTTTCCCTTTGAGAAGATACCTACGGGGTAAAGGGCTGAATCCCCGTAGGCAGCATTCTTCTCAAGGAGCAGGTCTGTTACCTCCTGCGATGTCTTTATAATTAAGTCTTTTGTACTAATCATTTGATACTAATATAGTTAATTATTTCGTAAGTTCTACTTCAAACTTATAAATTTTTTGTATACCCTTTGTTTCAATAACCATTCTACCGTTAGAGGGGTTGAGAAATATATAATTCTCGGAATTCCCCGTGTAGTCCGTTACATCTACTTTAAACTCTTTACCATTGATTAGTATCTTGTTCCATTCCAGAACCTCAACCTCCTTTGCAGAGGCTATGTTAAACTTTAGGTATGCACGAATCATCTCGCACCAACTCTTTCTATAGGCTTCTGACCAACTTTTCAAAATTCTAATTCTTCTTGTGAAGGTGTAGGCAATGCTACTTCTTCTGGTTCGTATTCTGGATTCTGATATGCGTACACAGCATTACCGTGCTTATCTGTCTCATAGTACCTGTTCTTAACCTTGTCGTAGTACATTGTTACCTTTCCTAACCTACCTACGATTTTAGGCTTTGCCTTAACTACAGTTATCTCTACTTGATTAGGCTCGTAAGGTACACCATCTAAATCTTCTAATCCAAATGGACATCGCCATATATTTATAACCATCATTCCCTTACGACTCCACTGCATACCACCTGCTATATCATTCATAGTAGGCTTATCTATATATGCTATGCCACTACGATATTTAGGTTGTTGGTGTTTAGTGTGTACTGTCATTACCGTGTGGTAATTGTTATCAGCAGAATGCTTACGCACTTTTGTAAGCACTTGTCCAATAGCGATGTCATCACGAACACCTACGCTAACATCTGTTTTAATTTCCGTAAACGGGTCTATGAGACATCCTTGTATCTTGATACCGTAATCCTCTTCTATGTTTGTTACACAACTGTAGAAGCCTTCTACGGTAAGGTCTTGCAGACCACTATCTATAATATAGAAGTGTTCGTTTATAAACTCAATTGCTCTTTGACTTTCCTCATCTGAAGCCATAACCTTATCATTTACAAGGAAAGGCTTACGCAGGTATACCCAAAGGAACTCTGCGAATACTTCTGTTGGTGAACCTGTTTCTGGGGAATATACAGCCCACTTCCAACCAGAGTATTGGGATAGGTTCATCATCATTTCAAATGCAAACTGCGACTTCCCTTGATGCGCTCCTGCATATATATAAGTGGTGCTACCCAACTTCATTGAATACTTATCAAACAGGGAACTAAACCCTGTCCAAGCACCTTTTGTTACTCCGTTCTCGCGGAGTTCTGTTAGAGAATCTTTTAACTCTTCAGCCCTATAGATAAAATTTCTCGTTGTCATTCGCCAAATTCTTTAATGTAATCTTCTTCTTTATGTGTAAAGCTTTTGCTTATTTCTTTACGATAGAACTCTTCTATGATATGGAAATCGTAAACGCTTTTACCTGTTGCTCCTACAAACGACATCATCTTTGCTATAATTATAGGGTTTCTGTTGATGTGGTCTATTGACTTTGCTCTGGTTACAAACTGAAACGGTCTGTCTGCTGTACCGAAGTACATATTTGTGTACCCGTTTCCACGCTTCTTTTTCCAAGTAAGTCTAACCCCTAAATCATAGATTACTTGGCCATCGCCTTCTTCATTATTCTGCATCTCCTATATTGTTTAATGTTCCACAATCACATATATGTAATTGATTTACTCCGATTACTATTGGTATCTGCTTATCGCAGCCACCGCAGAAATACTTGTCGCTCATAATATCAATGGTTTTAATTTAGTATTCTCAATCTCATACAATGGTGCTTTATTTATAAAGTAGCTACCATCGTCTCTGTATCTCCTCTCACCCTTTTCATAAAAGTTAGACTCCGTAAGTAGTGTTTCCTTATCTGTATAACCACATATCCAGAAGGTATTAGTAGACTTATTTATGCTGCAAAATATATATAGCTCGCAGTCAAAATCCTTTTGATAACCAACGAAGTTGTTGACGTAATGGGGTTTAGGGTCAACACGTCTGCCCATTGTCTTTACATCCGCTTTACGTCCCATAAAGATAAGGTCGTGTCCACCATCAAATCCATCTTCAAACTTTGGAGGCAGGTCGTTTAGGATACGAAACATATTCTCTCCTAACAAACCTACAAACTGCTCTGCTTTAGAGCCATTAGCATCAAATCGGTGTCCCATAGAATGGTCTTGTAACCAATCCCAAGTCTTTTCTTTTAGTGATTTAGGTATATCGTAGGATGTCATTACATTCTGATTAAGCGTAAGCGTCTTTGATACTTACGAATTAGTAGTGCGCTATTAGTCAATTGGTTTTGTATGTCTTCACTCCATCCAAATCTACTGGCGTGTAGTGTTATGTTTACTTGGTCAAGCATAAGCATATCCAAGTACTTCTGAACCTCTCTAATGTGCTTTCTCTTGCGTGTCATTTCTCTTTTGTGTTAAGTTCTTCCTTTAGCCTTTTATCAAAAAAGGCAAACACATCTTCTTGACTCCCAAAAAGAACAAGCCACAAAGGTATTTTTTTAGGGTTAGTCGCTTTTTTGTAGGCT